GCGCGATGCCTTTGGCAAAGCTATCGGCCTGGTCCATCAGATCCGAGTAGGTATCGCCCGACGCCTTGATGCGGACTTGCGACTGCTCAAACATACGATGGCACCTCGTTTTCGATACGGATGTCCTCTTGGCCGATCTGGGTGCCGTTGGCCATCAGCTTGAGCTCGCCGTATTTCTTGCCTGTGGGTTCAAATATTTTTTTGCATGGCATGGCACACAGGTCGGGGATGGCCTCCATGATGATGTCTTTGATACGCTTAACAGTTGAAATGCTCTCTGTCATCGTTAATACAGAAGCAGCCCTTCTTGCTGATTGATCAAGGTACAAAGGACCTCCAGCGAGTTCAAGAGTGTCTTTATCAAACCATTCCAAACGATCTAAGTATTCGTTGTACCTCCATGAATCTGACTCACGGATCACGAACCATGGAGCTCCTTTGCGATATGTTGGCACAAGTACAAGAGCTCGTTTTGGCTCATCATCACCCGCATTGCTTGGGAAGGCGATCCATGTGAATATCGCTGTGATGTCACCGTGCTGGCGCACCAGATGCGCCTTTGATGTGTCGATCGTTGTGGCCATGGCAAAACCCCGAAATTGAATTCAGGGAACTTTGCCATCCTTGCCACGGTTCACAACGAAAAAAGCCACCTGGTTAGGGTGGCTTAATGCCCTGCGAGGCTCCGGGCTTCTGTGAATGCTTGCGCGTGTGCCTAATCAATCCACTTAATCACAGAATCGCTTTTTTATCATACAGCCATCGCGGATCCCCTGCGTTTGAAACCGCCAGAAGTTGACCCGCCACGCGGGAACACGTTGCCGCCGGCCGCCTCCTGCCCGAACTGGCGGAAAGCATCGGCGCCGTGCGAATTCATGTCATGCTGCGGCGTATCGCGCCAGCACCCGCGCATCTTGTCCCATTCCTTGCGGTATCCAGCCAGGCGCTTGAGCCCTTCGCCAGCATTGGTTTCGTCAAACCAGCACGAAGCGAACGTGTCGCGTGTCGCCTGAATGCCGGCCCCGATGTTGGTAACGCGCGGCACAGTCTGGAAACGCTGGCCAGGCATCAAGGCTTCCAGCATTTCCTTCAGGGTCTTGTTTGTGTCGGGTGACATTCCCAGGCGCCGGTGCTCGGCATCGTGCGGGACGTAGTGCGTGCCGTACAGATAGCCCCTTGCTTGCAAGTAGCTAGCAAAGTGCAACAGATCTTCGCCAGTCGCCTCGTAATACCGAATGAACCTGTTTTCAACGCCAACGCGCTGGTGAAACCAGATGCCAGTCGCATCGCCCCGCCCCAGATCCCAGAACGTATTGACCGGCGCCGACTCCACCGGCAGCGTGCGCAACACCCTGCCCTGCTTGCGAGCCAGCGCCAGTTGAGCCGCGTAGTAGCAGCCATCGGTCGAAACCTGAAACGCCTCATCTGGCGTGCTGGGGTATTCCTGCCACATCAGCGAGGCATCACCGCTAAAGTCAGCATCGCGCGTGGCAACCCACCAGGCGCGCTTACGGTCCGAGAGCTCGCGCCCGATCTTCGATTCGATGTCAGAGAAATAAATCAGGTCCGCATCGGTGAACGTGATGCCATCAGGGTCAAGCTCATATTCTGGCGCCTCCCACCAGGCGAAGAAGTGAAAACGGTAATCCTTGGGCGTCAAAGGCGTGCGCTTTTGCGCCAAGGCCTTGGAGCGTTCAGTCATGGCATAAAACTCGCCGTCCTGGCCTTCGGCGGTGCTCTCAATAACCAACACACCAGACTTTGGCACGGCAGGTATTGATCCAGTGATGATTTCACGCGCCTTGTCTGGCATCTTTGCGCAGATCTTGCCGAACTCTGAAATGTGAAGCCGGTGAATGGTCCCGCCGCGCATGGAGGTTGCAACGCGAATGCTCGACCCATTGTGAGCGAACACTAACTCGGACTTATTTTCCGTGGCCAGTGGCAAGCGTGCCCGCAAAGCGTCTGGCAGGTTGCTGTACCCAAACTTCACCTTGTCCCGAAAAATGGACTCAGCGGTTTCCCGGTCCTGGGCAATGATGCCGCAGCGTATTGGGTCCTTGGAGAACAGCGCAGTGTCCAGCCAAAGGATGGCAATCAATGTAGTAAACCCAAGCTGGCGCGCTTTTAGGATCAAATTGCGGTTCCACAGACGCACCATCAGCCGGCGCTGGGCCCGGTTTGGCTTGAAGTCAACGACCAGGCCTTCCTCGTCCTCGTCATCGCCCTTGGTGATGATTTTGTACAGGTTGGACAGGCGCCAATACGGATCATCCAGCTTGGCGGCCAGTTCAGCGGCATCAATCGGCTTGGTCATCGTCGCCCGCATCCTGTGGGTTCTCTTGAGTCACCCCCAGCACCTTTCCGTTCAGGCCTTTGAGGATGTCGCCCAGGGCGTCCGCCTGCTGCTTGTTGTCCTGCTCAAACAAGCCCTTGATTCTGGCCGCGTTGGTCAGGGCCGTGTTCTTGTCCCAGAACTTGTATTTGACCCGGCCATACTCGTCAATCTCAAAGCTGGCCACGGCCGCCCGGGTTGCCGGATCAAGTTCGTTGGGCAGTTTCACCCGGCCATCGGGATGCATAATCCCGCCGATGTCGGAGGTCGCAACGCGCTTGATCTCCCGCATGATTTCGGCGCCATCCAACACGGCAGCATCAGCCGAAATAGCCTGCAATTCACTAACCCTTGTGGAAACCTTGTGATTGGCCGCTAACTTGCTGGCACATTCATGCACTGTTTCAGGCTTCCACTCCAAAGAACTCGGATAGGCCTTGCGATAGGCGTCGGATTGACTAAGGCCCGAGACAATTCCCTGCGCAAACAGTTCTTGTTTGGGCGTCAATGGCTTGTCGTTCACGACCACAACTCCGATGCAACAACAATCGCCATGCCAAGCGCCTGCGCCAGATTGCGCTCGATCATGGCTCCTTTGGATTCAATCCACCCTGGCAGCAAAACTACACATTCACACTCGATCAACTGCCGCAGTGCCAAACGCATGTAACCAGCCCAGGATCCACATGGAGGCGCCGGATTCTCAGCAGGGTTCAGCACCTCATGGCCAAGAGCTCTAAGCCTGGCTGCTTCAGCGTTGAAGGCTGGGTAATTGAAGTCTTTAATGCCCGTCATCGGACCGGCGATGTAGATTTTCACGCCCGTATCTCCTGAATTTCAATGCCATGAACCGACGCCATCAGGTGACGCTTGATCCTGTATTCCGCCGTCACAGCGCCCTTAACATCTGCCACCACCAGCGGTCCGGTCTTGCTTCCCTCACGCCAGCGCATGTCCGCGACGTAACGCAGTGGTGGGCGCTTTCTGCCTTTGACTGTGACGGCCGGCGCCAGGATGTACACCACCTGGCGCTCCAGGTTGAATATCTCGCCTGCACGCTCGCGCAACTTCAGGTGCAACCAGTATTTGTGTTCAGCTTTGGAATCGAACTTGAGCCCCGCAGCATCGGTTATGCGCTGATTGCTGTACTTCTGACCCGCTTTTTTCAACGGGTTGTCGCGGCATTCCTGCGGTGTCATCGCCCGCCCCAACGCCCTAAATTCCGCCTCAGTCATTCGCACAACTCACCCCTTTCAATCGCATGGATCACTTCTTCGTAGCTGAGAGGTGTTTCGTCGACGGCCGGCGGTCGGACTCCATACGTGCATCCGGGCCAATAGCCAAAGGCCCCTTCACCAGTCGTCGAATCTCCTGCTCGTTGTGCCCGTGCTCGATCCAAAGCGCCAGCATCGCGCGCCTGCGCTGCGTGCATTCGGTTTGTCCGATCGGTAAGCGAGCCAGGAATTGAATCAGCCTGGCGCCGCAATAAAGGCACGCCGGGTCGAACATCCGGTATTCCGGGTAACTCCTGGCGGTTTGGCAACACTTGCATGTCATGCCACCCCAATTGCTGCCTGGTAGCAGCGGATCTGGTTTCGGTTCAGCTTCTCGCCGGCCTCATGCCTGGCTTTGAGCCGATAGGCCCAGTCCTTCATGCCGTGGGGGGATGCAGGACTTGCCCGCAGGTTGTTGAGCTTCGCCAACTCATCGGCAACACGCTGTCGATCAGCCGCTGGTTCTGGCAACCTTGGCAAATCAGCAGCAGGAGCGCGCATGGCAATTTTGCGGAACACCAAAACCGTTGGCGGCGAATCGGGATCAAGGTTCTGCAGAGCAAATGCAATGGCTGTCGGGTGGTTCTCAAACCCATCAAGCTCTTTTGCCCAATCGAACTTCACGGCATCCATGTCCAGATCCCGCCAGCGGTTCAAAAACTGCTGACCGTAAACCAGCGTCAGCTTTGCGAAAATCCTGTCAACCCAAGGCAATGGCAGCGACATTTTTTGCCTCCACGTCAAAAATTTGTTCATCGAAACTTTGCTTTTCTGCAATGCTCGGGACGGCCTTCATGGTCCGTTCCCGCTGCTCTTTTCGCCAGGATGGCTCTGTGCTTTTTGGCGACTGTTTTTGCGACTGCATGGTGGACAAAACGCGGTCCACGTAGGCCGGAAGCCAGGCAATGGGCTCGGTCGCATCGCTGTGCGCTTTGGCGCACGCCTCCCGCATTTGCCCCACGGTGACCCCCGCATTCGTCCAGGCAGCTGCGAGTGGCCAGAACTTTTTTCGTTCGTGGAAATTTCGGTGATCCACGTCAACGCCATGCTGTTCGGCAAAGACTTCGATCCATTCCGCCGGTGAACCTGGCTTTTCGTCGTCGCCGCGCGCCTGCGCGGGATTACTGAACTGTGACGATGAATAGGTATTTACTACCGAAGTAGAAGATGAAGATGAAGATGAAGATGAAGGGGGGGGTTCTATGGGGGGTTTTGACCCCCACCTTGCGTCATCTGAAGGGGGGTTATTTTCCCCCCTTACTTTTGGTGGTCTTCCGCCTTTTTTCCCATGTTCGGCGCCCTTAACTCCAAACTCTTTACCCCCCTCGCCACCTGCTGCACGAACATTCCGCAAGTTCTCATCCTTCACCATTCGACGTGAGAACAACACGCCATCATCGGAACGTGATGCCACCCCAGAGTCCTCAAGCTCGCCCACCAACTTGTCGCACTCCTTCACAGACAAACCAACCAATCGGCTTATCTGGGCATTAGTCATTGGCTTCCCATTTACAACCATGTGGCCATAGGGCTCGCACTCATGGGAAATGCATAGCAAATTGATCCAGAGTCCCTGAGCTGCAATGGAGCACGACTGCAGGGCTGCATCCTTGCGCCAGTCGGCCGGGTAGAACTGAAATGCTGGTCGCTTCATGTCATTTGTCTCCATTGACGGCTGAACGCGAACAAGTATGTCATCCCTGGCACGACTTTCGGGTGATGAGAAATGCAGTTCATCGCTCTATTTGCTTTCATTTTTTTTGAACCTGTAACGCATGTAGCGCGAACTCCTGCCCGCTTCTGTGTTCCTTGAGCACTCCACGTAGCCAAGGCTGCGCAAAAAGATGCAAGCCCAATCCAACGCCTTAGCGGTGCGGCCGGTACCAGCCATGATCTGAGCGAATGTGAACCATCTCTCTGGATTAGCCGCAAGAAGCGCCAGTACCGCCTTGGCAGCCCCGCCCTCTTGCATCACGCCGGTAGGCCTCGGGTTATAGCGAGGGACATTTAGGTTTAACCCGCCCGGCTCGCGCTTGACGATCTGCTGTGCAACCCAATTCAAGCTCATCTACTGGCCCCAGGTCAAATGCAACCGAGCGGATTGACACGGGTGGCTGCCTTCATGAGTTGGTATCGGCGCTTGTTGTAATTGCGCTCGTATTCACGCTTTCGCTCAAGGCGCGCGCGATCTTCTTCTTCCTTGTTCACTGCCGCGCCGCCCTTGGGCACGACGCCTGTAAACGCGGTTCCATGCGCTGGCAAGCCAAGCGACTCCCAGTATTTTTTATCTGTCATGTTGTCAGCCTTCTTGTTTACCAAACACCTGCAGAAAGCAGATGCCAAAAATCAGGATCCAGGCGCACACAAACACCAGGAGCAGGCGGGCGGGGACGGTCAAGGCGTACCAGAAATACATCAACGCCCTGGGCTCTTTGGGTGCGGTGGCAGACAGACCAGGCGCCAACGAACAGACATCATGCTTATCGTCGGGGACTGTTTGCGATTTCGCAAAGAAGCTTGATGATGTGGCCTTCATATTGAGGACTCTTTCAGGGCCTCACCTATTGGTGTACCTAGCATCTTTTCTCGCTTAGCATTGGCTTCACGAATCACCATATCTGGTTGGAGATTGCGCAGGCCGCAGCCATCGTCGTGCTCCTGTTTGCGTTACTGAGTGAGGGCCGCGGTTGCAGCCGACCGAGTGCGTCGGACGCGGACGCGCTTTGTGTTGGCGAGCCGAACTGCTGACTGGGCCGACTTAGCCTCGTCAGCATCGAACCAGGCAATCAGGGCCTCAACATTACGCAGCGATGGAGACACCTTTCGCTGGTAAATACGTGAAATGGTGGCCTGGCCGATGCCGACTTCGCGCGCAATCTTGCAGTGCTTGCCCGCGCTCTCGTCCAAGCGCCGAAGAAGCTTTTGGGTGATGGTTTCGGTTTTCATACCGCCATCATATTCCTTTTTTGGATGTTTTTCCATCAATTGAACATTCACATTACTCCTTTCAACGTCAGCACAGCATCCTTCGGCGCGCAGTTACTTTGCAATTTTTGCCACTCGTTACTCAAAAAAGAAGTGTCTTAAGCGCTCAAATAAAAAAGGCTACTTTGTAGCTTTTTTTTCACCCACTGGTTTCCTTTTATGGATATACTGTCAGCGTGGTCAGAAATTAAATAGGAGGTCAGCATGATGAATGCATTTAGGAGTCTTTACAAAGTTTGGAACAAACCCCAGGAAGATGCCGGCCAGGTTGTTGCCTTTATCACTGGTGAAAACGCGCAGCAAGTTCTGCAGCGTTACCACACACAAGGCGGTCAAGCAGTAAGCCCAGTGGTTGAACGCATCAGCTTTGGTTCCCCCCAGGATGAGTTGGAAGTTTTTGCGTAAGGAATACCACCATGGACGACGCTGCAACTGCCCTCCCCGCCACGTTCTGGCAAACCCAGAACCGAGGTGACAACGACGCCGAATACCAGATCTATGTCGCAGCAGCAGAGTCCCTTGGCTGGGTCGTCAAGACCTACCAGGAGTGGCTTGAAAGCTGATATTTTTTTACCTTCGAATTTCCTTTTTTGGATTATGAACACCGACCAAAAACCAGAAACCGAGGCAGATCGGATCCGCGCGGACCTGGCCGCAAACGCGGCAAAGGCGCACTGGCACCAGGCCAACGACCGCGCCGCCCTGCTCCAACAAAACAAATTGCCCGAAAGGTTTAAGAACCCATGAGCGAGAAAAACAAAATGCTAATGACCCTTGCCTTTTTGGCCCTGGCCTTCATGGCTGGCCAGATGCTTGACGGGCCCAGCGAACTGCAGGCCATCGAGGATGTCGCGGCCGAAGTCCAGATGCTGACAGCGCAGGCGGACAAATGAGAAAGCGCAGCAGGTACCGGCCCAAGCCGATCATCGTGGATGTCATGAGCCACATCAAACAAGGTGAGTTGCCGGCGACAGCGGCCGAGACAACGATCCGGAGGCTGCGCGTAGCAAACCATGGGGCCATGGATTTACTGATTCGTGGCGCTGGCACCTACCAGGACACCATGACGCTTCGGCACATGCTGATAACAGCCAAGGCACTTGCCAAACACAAGCACGGACGCGATTGGCTGCCCGAGTTGGTCCAGGCCGAGGCAGAGCTAAAAGCATTACAGGACCGGGGCGGCAGATACATCATGCGCGCCCAAGAGATAACTGCGCTGAACCTGGCGCTGCAGGTGCACGACCTGCAAATTGACGACTGCACCGTGAAGCAGTTGGAGGACGCCATCGATGCCGCCAAAAACGCGCTTCGATGCGGGCATGAAGTGCCAGAGCTTGCGTAAAAACCACGACTGAGGCACATAAAAACCAAAAATAAATTTCCTTTTGTGGATTCCTTTCCATAAAAGGATTACACTATCAATGTTGTCAGGAACTAATTAGGAGGTCAGGAAATGTCAAAAATGTCAGCGGTTCAATCAGAAGCCATTGATGCAGCAAACAACTGCTTAACCATGGCTGGTCTGCCAACTATCAACGTGATGCTGGGCATGCAAGCCAGCGCAGTCCAGAAGGCTACCCGGCCAGTTGTGCTGGTCGAAATCAAGAGCGTTTATGGCGCCCTTAAAGCCTACCCCGCCAACGAGGCGGCAGAACTGCTGGCGCAGATTGCCGGCACCAAAACCCTCGCAAACGTAACCCTGGCCCTTGCCGAGCGCATGGGGTTCAGCATCGTCCAAAAGCAACCAAATCAACTGAAAGAAATCGTATGAGCAACGAAATACGCACCAACCAGGCCACATCACCAGTGGCCACATTCTCCAAAACGCTTGAGCGCATGAAGCCACAAATGGCGTTGGCACTGCCAAAGCACATGAGCGCCGACCGCATGGCACGCCTGACGCTTACAGCATTCAGCACCAACAAGCAGTTGCAAGCCTGCAAAACTGACAGCATCTTGGCCAGCCTCATGGTCGCTACTCAGCTTGGCCTGGAGCCCGGCATCAATGGACAGGGCTACCTGATCCCATACAAAGATACCTGCACCTTTGTGCCAGGCTGGAAAGGATTGGTTGATCTGGTAGCGCGAGCAGGCCGGGCCACCGTCTGGACGGGCGCGGTTTATCACGGTGATAAGTTCGATTACCAATTGGGCGACGAGCCATTCTGCCGCCACAAACCAGGCGACAGCGAAGGCGAGTTCACACACGTTTACGCCATTGGTCGCGTCAAAGATGCGCAAATGCCAGTCATTGAAGTCTGGACGCGCGGCAAAGTTAAAAAGCACCTCGACCAGTACAACAAAGTCGGCGGGCGGCATTACGCGCTGGCCAATGAAAACAACTTTGAAATGTATGCCCGCAAGGTCGCGCTTTTGCAAGTCCTGAAATACATGCCGTCCAGCATTGAGCTTGCAAACGCCATCGCAGTGTCGCACGCAGCAGAAGCAGGGCAAGGCGCAGTGATCGAAGGTGACTTTGTGACGATCAATACAGAGTCTATTGACCAGGACACCGGCGAAATCACACAGACAGCACCCACCCTGCCCGACTACACCGACGAGCAGTTTTCCAAAAGCCTGCCCGGCTGGAGAGGCTTGATCGAAACCGGCAAGAAAACGGCAGATCAGATCATCGCCATGGTCGCCAGCAAAGCCACGCTCACCGAGGACCAAATCGCCATGATCCGCGCCACCTCCACCCCAGAAACTCAAGGAGCCTAAGCCATGACACCACTGTCACTCACCCAAGGAAGCCCCGCCTGGCACGCCGCCCGTGCCAATCACTTCTGCGCCAGCGAGGCGCCGGCGATGATGGGCGTATCCAAGTACATGACGCGCAGCGAATTGCTGACGTTCAAAAAGACGGGCATTGCTGCCGAGGTTGACGCGGCCAAGCAGCGCCTGTTTGATGCTGGCCACGAATCCGAAGCCAAGACGCGCCCGATTGCCGAGGGCATCTTGGGGCAAGACCTGTTCCCAATGGTTGGCACCCGTGAAGTTGATGGCCTGCCATTGCTGGCCAGCCTGGACGGTATCGTGATGGATGACACCATCATCTGGGAAAACAAGCTCTGGAATGAGGAACTTGCCAAGGCGTGCGAAGCCGGGGAACTGGAACCGCACTACTGGGCGCAGTTAGAACACCAGTTATTAGTGACACAGGCTGACACGGTTTTGTTCACCACATCAGACGGCACGCCAGAGCGCACCGTGAAAACCTGGTATGTGTCACTGCCAGAGCGCCGCAAACAGATCATTGAAGGCTGGAAACAGTTTTCAAAGGATCTGGAAACCTTTGTTCCAGAAGTAACCGAGGCCAAGCCGGTCGGCCGCACGCCAGAAACCTTGCCCGCCTTGCGGATCGAAGTCACGGGCATGGTCACAGCAAGCAACCTGGCCGAATACAAGGCGCATGCCCTTGCAGTTTTCGACAGCATCAACCGCGAGCTCGTTACCGACGCGCAATTCGCAGATGCCGAGAAGGCCATTAAATGGTGTGGCGATGTTGAGGACCGATTGACCGCGGCAAGGCAGCATGCACTGAGCCAGACTAAAAGCCTGGACGAGCTTTTCAACACGATGGATGACATATCCAGCGAAGCGCGCCGGGTCCGCCTTGAACTGGACAAACTGGTCAAGGCCAGAAAAGAGGCAATCCGCCTTGAAATCGTCACCGATGGAGCGAAGGCCCTGGCCACTCACCTGGAGTCATTGAACGCGCGCCTGGGTAAGCCCTATATGCCAGCGGTGCCGGCCGATTTTTCTGCAGCCATCAAAAACAAACGCACGATTGAAAGCCTGAAAGATGCCGTCAACACAACTCTGGCCAAGGCCAAGATTGAAGCCAACGCCATTGCAGACAAGATCCATGTGAACCTGCGCGCCATCAGCGAACAGAGAGAACATCAATTCCTGTTTTCTGACGTTGCAAGCCTGGTTTTGAAGGATCCTGAATTTGTGGAAATGGCCATCAAGAACCGAGTTGCAGAGCATCATGCAATTGAAGCAGCCCGGATCGAGACTGAGCGCCAGCGCATTGCCACCGAAGAACGCGCCAAGGCCGAGGCAGACATTGCCGAAGCCAAGCGCGCCAGCGAAGAGGCCATCGCCAAAGCAGCGCAGCAAGCGCCGATAGCGGTGCAGCCAAGGCAACCCATGCAGCCGGTTCAAATCGTTGAGCAGGCGCAGGTTACGCAGCCCGAGGATACCGGCGCCACGATGCGGCTTGGCCAGATCTGTGAAAAGCTGGGGTTCACAGTTACCGCTGAATTCCTGTTCAGCCTGGGGTTTGAACCGTCCGCCACCGAGAAGAACGCCAAGCTGTACAAGGCCAGGCTGTTCCCCTTGATCTGCCGCGCGCTGGTCAAGCACATCAACAACGTCAGCGAATTGCTGGCCGCATAAATACCGAGGTGAGGCTGATGTACCAACAACACAACGCCAAGACCACATTCGCGGGCAACCGCCACCCAATCACAGGAGCTTCCATGACTAAGAAAAAGACGCCACCCGAATTCGTTGATGCCGGGAAACTTTCCATTTGCGATGACCCGCTGCCAAACCACCGCGCATTGCCAGGCGGCAAATATGACAACTTGCTGAAAAAGATCAAGGTCGGCCAGTGCATCAAGTGCCCGATAGATGATGTTGCAAAGGTGTGCGGCGCCATGCGCAAGTGGGTATCGACCAACAACATCAAAGGATCTGTGCGCAGCATGACCAATTACGGCGACGGCATGGGCCGCGTGTGGTTGGTGGCGCAGCCTGCAAAAGCACTCAAGGCGGCCTGATCATGACACACAAAAACCTTGAAATGGTCCAGGCAATTAACTTTGACCGGCTGGATATGCTGGTGAGTGAACGCATTGGCGCGCTCAAGCTCTACGCGCAAAACATCGACAAGGCACAGGAAGGCCAGGATGTGCACGAATCGATCTGCCGTGACTTGATCGTGCCATGCCTGCACCTGCTCACGCAGTTTCTTGAGGCTGTGAAGATTAACGAAGAAAAGTGAGAACACCATGACCACCCAAACCAAACAGAAGCGCCACGCGGCGCCGGTCATCAACATGGCTCCGGTAGACCGATCTTCTACTGTGTCCGCCACCGGCTACGACCCGGCCACCAAAACCCTGGCCGTGCAGTTCAAAGGCGGGCTCAAGACTTACCACTACGCAGGTGTCCCCGAAAGCGTTTTCGGGGACATGAGCAAGGCCGAATCCGTGGGCAAGTTCATCAACACCCAGATAGCTGGCCGTTACAAGCACACCTACATTCCGAAGGCAGATTGATCATGGCATCACTCAACAAGATCCAAATCATTGGCCACCTTGGGCGCGATCCCGAGGTCCGCTACCTGCCAAACGGGGATGCGGTGTCAAACTTTTCAGTGGCCACCACCGAAAAATGGAAGAACCAGGCTGGTGAACAGCAGGAGGCCACCGAGTGGCACCGTGTAACGGCATTCGCAAAGCTGGCAGAAATCGTCGGCAAGTACCTTAAAAAAGGGTCACAGGTCTACATCGAAGGAAAGATCCAGTCGCGCAAGTACCAGGACAAAGACGGCAATGAAAAGGTGTCGGTGGAAATCCGTGCGTCGGAAATGCAGATGCTTGGCGGCCGAACGGATGCTACTGGCGATCAGCAACCGGAGCCCAAGCCGCAGCAACGACCAGCGCCAGCAGCCAGGCCGGCGCCAAAGGCTGCGGCAGGCGGCAGCGGGTTTGACGATATGTCGGACGACATCCCGTTTATCAGCGCGTCCGCCAGTTACGACATGACGACCAGCAAGACAAGACGGCTGGCCAAGTACCACTACTAAGGTTGCGAGGCAATCATGCTACTCACAAAAGACGAACTGCAGGCCTTGACCGGCTACAAGCGCCCGGCGGAACAGGTTGCGGAACTCCACCGCCAGGGCTTCTACCGTGCGCGCACCTCCCCCACCACCGGCGCGGTCATCCTTGAGCGGGCCCACTATGACGCGGTGTGCGCCGGCGCCAAGACTTCCAGCGGCCCCAAGGTCCGCGCCCCTGTACTTCGTCAGATGAGGACAGCATGAGAACTACAAACAGAGCCGCGCTGATTGCACGGCTGCGTGACTACACCTACGAGGGTGATCCACGACATCTGATGGAGGCTGCTGCCGCCATGCTTGAAGCGGATGGCAAGGCGCAGCAGCAAGAGCCAACTGGTAAGCAATCCTTACAAGTTGCCAAACACCGCACAACAGGGTGGATGGCCCCAGTCGGTAGGTATGCCGTCCCAGTTCTGTTCAACCCCTACACAGGAGAGCCACGGGATGTGCGTGATGTGCAGAGCGACCCGCAAGGTATTTTGATTGTTCCACCCGGAAAGGTTGAAATGCTTGCAGCACCCCAGCCACAGCGGCCAAGGCTGACTGATGAGGAGATTGAAGATTTTGCAGATGCAAGTACTGGTTATTCAAGGATGGTAGACATCAAATACTTTGCACGTGCTATCGAAAAGAAAGTGCGGGGTGAAGCATGACTATAGCCCCACCAATTAGATTTTTAACCCAGAAGGAAATTACTATGAACATCGATAACTTTACCCTTGGCGAACTGAAACAAATAGCTGCACTGGTAAACAACCAAATCGCTCAACCCGCTGCATCAACAGCACCACATCCATTCGTAGGCAAGTACGTCATCGCACGCTGCTATTCGGCAGGCGTACATGCTGGCTTTGTCAAGCATGTTGATGGCGAGCAAGTCATCTTGGCGGATTCCCGCCGCTTGTGGAGTTGGAAGGCAAAAGATGGAATCGCGCTGTCTGGCGTAGCGCAAACAGGCATGCAATCAGGATGCAAGATTGATGTCATCAACCCTGAGATTTATTTGACGGGTGTTTGTGAGTTGATCCCGTGCAGCGCAGTCGCTCAGGAGTCTATTCATGACTTCAAAAAATAAGGTTTTCACTGACGGCTACGGCTCCGGCGACGGCGACGGAGAGGGGTCCGGCTACGGCGACGGCGAGGGGTCCGGCTCCGGCTACGGCTACGGCTACGGCTACGGCGACGGCAACGGCTCCGGCTCCGGCTACGGCTACGGCTACGGCTACGGCTCCGGCGACGGCTACGGCTACGGCTCCGGCGACGGCGACGGCGACGGAGAGGGCTATGGCTACGGCTACGGCAAGGGGTGAAGCATGAGCAAGCACACACCTGGGCCGTGGAATTTCTACGACGACACCACATCAACAGGCCGCATTGAAATCGTCGCGTTGGGCAAAACGGTAGCACGAATTTATCGCAGTGTGCCAGAGGAAGATTTACCAAACGCCCGCCTGATAGCCGCTGCGCCTGATCTTTTGGAGGCATTAAGAGCAGCGAAACGTCATCTTTCAGTCACGTCGCCAGAGTGGGAAGCGGCAGACGCAGCCATCCTCAAAGCAACAGGAGAACAAGCATGAGCGCCACCGATGAAATCATGAAGCGGGCAGACGACTATGCCGAAAGCGCAAGGCGGGATGGGCGTAACAACGACCCACATGTCACCACGTTGAGATATCGAGCCGCCCTGCTCAAAGCCGTCGAGGCGATGGCGGCTGATGCTGCGCGGTATCGCTGGCTGCGGGACAGGATGCAGATACGTTGGGAATCACCAATTTCTGGTGGAGACAAGCGCAAAGTACTAACTATGCGAGTCGGGCATGAATTTTTGGACAGTAAGAAACGCCCAGAGTCTGGGTGGACTAGTATGAGCTATTTTCACGAGTGCCGCGAAAAGGTTGACGCTGCTATCGACGCAGCAATGAAAGGTGAAACACCATGAGCAAAGACACAACAGTCCCGGCATTTCCCGGCCCATACAGCAATGTGGAAAACCAAGGCATCACCAAGCGCGAATACTTTGCTGCGCTGGCAATGCAGGGGATGTATGCAAATTCAGAATGTAACGACATGACTAGAGAGAGCGTAGCAAAAGTTGCATTTGCAATGGCCGACGCCATGATTGAGGAGGGGAAGAAATGAGCAACAAAATCAGGAGCATTGAATGACCACAATCAAACCGTGGCTAGAGAGAATGCCGGGACGACTTCCGCTCACGCA